CCCTGAATGGGTGGAGGGGTATTATGTAGGCAGACACCAAGATGTAATTGTCGTGGTCAGTGGACGCGAGCTTTGGGCCGAAATCAACCCCGACACCCTCTGCCAATGCACAGGACTTAAAGACAGCAATGGTGATTTGATTTACGAGGGGGATGAAGTTGTGGTAAAAGGTTTTCGACCGAACCTGCAATCTGAATTTCACCCGTTGGCTGGTGAATTTGATGAGTACCAAGACCTGCAGGGATTTGTTGAGTACCGAAATGGTAGGTATTACATATGCAGTCCAGGTTGTATTCTCGATCTATTTGGATTTAAGTCTACACAGATCACCCTGACAGGAAAGAACATCCACGACCCAAACCAATAGAGAGATGAAATACTTTACTGAACAAGAAGTGCAAGACTTCAAAGATGGTAGTATCAACTTCCCTTTGATTCTCTGGGAAAAAGAACAACACCGGGTTATTGAGGTGAGCCAAGTGGTGCTCCTTGGTGGTATGGCTCAAAACAATGGCACACCCACTGTGATTGGCATTCAAGTACACACAAAAGGCAAGCCAACCAAGCATCTGGAATATCGACTTGTAAACCAATAGAGAGATGAACGACCCAAGGGTGGCTATGGCCAAAGCATTTATTTACTGCTTTTTCGCTATGGCCGTATTACATATTGTTCTGTCAATTGTAGCTTATTGCTTATAACAATGTAAACCAATAGATAGATGAAAAGACCAATAGGAGAAATCCAGGAAAACCCAGACAACCCACGGAGCATAAGCAAGGTGATGTTTAACAAGCTGGTTAAAAGCATCAAAGACTTTCCAGAGATGCTTGAAGCTCGGCCCATAGTGGTTGACGACAATGGGGTAGTGCTTGGTGGCAATATGAGATTGAAGGCTTGCCGTGCGGCAGGATTGAAGGAAGTACCCGTATACGAGGCCACGTGGGAGGAGATCAAAAACAAGCAATTCGTAGTCAAGGACAACGTGGCTTTTGGTGAATGGGACTGGGACATGCTGGCAAATGACTGGGATGCTCAGGAGCTCATTGACTGGGGGCTTGACGTTCCATTGGCAGAAGACGAAGATGGCGATGAGGTAGAGCAGGAAGAAATCGTTTTTAGCGAGTACCTTGACGAGAGCCACAACTACGTAGTCTTGGTATTTGACAATGACATTGACTGGCTCAGCGCACAGACTCACTTCCAGCTCCAAAGCGTCTACTCCAAACGCCAAAACGGAAAACCGTGGAGCAAGGGCATCGGGCGTGTTATCAATGGGGCAGAATACTTGAAATCTCAGACAGTTGACTAACCTCTACTACCCCAGCTACAAGCGTTGGGAAAGAGTACGTGCTTACGAGTACTTCGGGTGTGGCACTATCGTGGTGCCAGAATCACAAGCAGACCTATACAGGAAAAGGTACGGAGATGCTGTAGATGCGATACCAGATGAGCTTGACGGATCAATACCGAGAAAGAGAAATGCGGTGCTTGACTTGATCCAGGAAAGAGAGCAGGACAGTTACGGGTTTATGATAGACGATGACGTTTTCAACCTCAAGCGCAAAAAAGAGAACATCCGGCTATCTGGCGATGAAGCACTTGAGATACTCGAACGCCTATACATAATGGCAAAAGACATGGGTGCTACCTTTGGTGGGTTTGATTACAGCGAGGACTGCATGAAGCTGAAAGACATGGCTCCCTTTAGCTTAGGCAAGCCTATTTATGCACTTGTGCTGGTCAAAGCAGACGATGGGGTGAGGTACGATACACGCTTTAGAGTTTGCGAAGACGTTGACTTCTGGGCTGCGAAGATTCACTCCAGCAGACGATTGATAAAGGACAACCAATACGCTGCTTTGGCGTATGGGGATGACGGAGGGAGCGACAGTGTGATCGGCTATAACGTGAAGACCAAGCAGCATTACGCTACATTGATAAACAAGAAATGGGGGCAGCCCATAATGAAATGGAACAAAAGCAGTTTCAGATTCAAGCTCCCGGTTACAGCTATATGAAGATTTACAGCCCAAGCTACAAGCGTTCAGATGGGGTAAAGACCCACCGCATACTTCCGGAGGTAGTGTACTGTGTGCATGAATTTGAAGCAGACAAGTACAAGGACTACAACATTGAGGTGCTACCAGATTCTCTGAGGGGGAACATCGCAAGAGTGAGGAACTACATAAAGACAGAACTGCTCCAGGGCAACGGACTCATCATAGACGACGACATCGAGCAGATCACTCACTTCACATGGAAGGATGGGCTCCCAAAAGGAACACCCGTTACAGATTGCATGGAGTTTATCGAGCAGGGATTTACTCTGGCAGAACAATTTGGGGTGCGCCTTTGGGGGCTCAACATTGTAGGGGACAAAGGAAGTTACAGGGAATACACACCGTTCTCACTCACCAACTGGATCAGCGGTAGCTTCATGGGCTTTCTGGATCACGACCTTGCCTTCGACGAAAGGCTCCCGCTAAAGGAGGACTTGGACCTTTGCTTGCAGACACTCAACGTAGACAGAAAGCTCCTCCGGATCAACTACGCAAGTCTCCGCAAGAAGGATCACGGAAACACAGGGGGATGTGCTGACTACCGCACTGTCCAGAGAGAGAAAGAGCAAATGCGGATGTTTCAAAAGAAATGGGGCAAGCATATTGTCAGAGAAGACAAGACAACCAAAGGCAAGAAGCAGAAAAGCTACGACATCAACCCCGTACTCAACGTACCGATAAGAGGGGTATAAAAGCAAGGGATGGGTTCTACAAATTCCACACATAAAAAAGAAGCGATGCTGCAAGCCCTTGAGAAAACAATGGGCGTGGTATCTCGTGCATGCAGGCAGGTGGGTATTGATCGAAAGACTCACTACAACTGGCTCAAGGCTGACGAGCATTACAAGCAGACGGTTGAGGATATTGCCGAGGCTGCGATTGACTTTGCAGAGGGCCAACTACTGTTAGGTATCAGAGAGGGGAACACGCCAATGACCATCTTTTACCTCAAGACAAAGGGGAAGTCCAGGGGGTACGTAGAACGCTCAGAACATACCATTACGTCAGACCAGCCCCCCACGTGGTTTGATTCGGTACCGGAGGGGTACGATGGAAAATCCGAAACATGATTTGACATTTCCGATACTTTTTGTATATTAGAGCATACCAATTCAAAAACAATGACAGATAACACCTACAATGGCTGGACCAACTGGGAGACATGGAACCTCCTGCTTTGGGTCACGAACGAAGAATCACTCTACAAAGAGGCCACCCACTTCGCTCACATCTATTCCAGCATGATGGCATTCGAGAAAAAGTGCGAGGACTTCTTCCGCAGGATGTTTCCAGAGGGGACACCCGACATGAAGGAAGAAGAAATGCAAGCGGTAAACTGGGCAGAGGTAGCCCAAGCACTGAAAGAATGGGACTCATGACAGAAGCAGATGCAGACTTCCTGGTCGAGTTCAGCGATCCAGATGGGGCAGTTACTATGCTCGAAGACTTTGGGCTTGATGATTTGGCCCAATACGTGAGAGACAAATACTGGGGGGACTAACATCCTCCCTTTTTCAATGCGACAGCCCAAGACATATTACGACCTCAAGTCCTGCAATAGCAGAATTTCTGTGCATCAAGGGGGCACACGTAGTGGCAAGACCTATTCAATTATCCAGGTGCTCTGCGAGTTTGCCTACTTGAATGCAAACAAGGGGGTGGTTATAGCTATTGTGCGAAAGACGTACCCCTCACTCAGAGCAACCGTGCTTCGTGACTTCATGGAGATACTGCGAAACGTGGGCTGGTATGATGAATCCATGCACAACCGGAGTGAAAGCACGTACAACCTTCATGGCAACATGTTTGAGTTTTTCAGCGTCGATCAACCGCAAAAAATTCGTGGCCGGAAGCGTGACATCATTTTTTGCAACGAGGCCAACGAGCTCACCCTGGAAGACTTCCGGCAAATCAGCTTCCGAACCACTACAAAGCTCATCCTGGACTACAACCCTTCTGAGGTGTTCCATTGGATTTACAAGGATGTGCTCACAAGGGACGATTGCTCTTTCTACAAGACTACCTATCTTAACAACCCCCACCTTGGCAAAGAGCTGGTGGAGGAGATCGAGAGACTCAGAGACACAGACCCCGACTACTGGCGTATATACGGGCAGGGAGAGAGAGCAACCAACAGAAGGGCTATCTACTATGCTCACAAGGGGGAAAGACCTCCACAGGCAAAGCTTGTGGGGTATGGTCTGGACTGGGGCTACAGTGCTGACCCGTCTGCAATGGTGGGTGTTTGGAAACTGGACAATGCTCTTTATGTCGAGGAAATGCTATACGAGAAAGGGATGACCAATGACCAGATTGCAAAACGCATCCAAAGCATGCAGGTAGGCAAGAACCCCGTTATTGCGGACTCTGCGGAGCCCAAATCAATCGCAGAGCTCCGGAGGTATGGACTGAACGTGAAAGGGGCAGAGAAGGGCCCAGATTCAGTCAGAAACGGTATTGACCTGCTTCGTAGACACAAGCTGTATTACTGGGGGGAGAATCTGGAAAGGGAATTTCAGGCGTACCGCTGGAAGATGGACAGAAACAATGAAGTGCTGAATGTACCAGAGGACGGCAACGACCACTTGATGGATGCCGCCCGCTATTGTGCACTCAACCTACTCATGCCCAAATACACAGGCAAATACCACATACAATGAAATGGCTCCCCCTACTCCTGCTCC